TATTGGTTATGGGTTCAATATCAAGAAGGTAAGTATTTCCAATCGGTTTTTTCCTTTTCATTTGTTTAGTAGTTAGACCGATACCTATGGGTTGATCCCCATTAGTTTTCTTTTTTCTTGGCATTTGATTAAAGTTTTTTTACTCTCGAACCTGGTGACTTTGATACCTTTTGTAAGACATCATTCCAACCTGGTTTTGTCTTTCTTAACTTATCTTTCCATTCTCCGACTTCACCAACACCTGGTACAGTTGAGGGATCAGAATAATCTCTCAACCAATCAGGATTATCTTCTCTCCATTGATCCCATTCTGTGATACTCATCACAACTTCTTTCTGTTCACCAGTTTTTGTATTTACTACAGGATATGTTGCCATAATATTATAAAGTAGTATAGTTATTTAGACCCATTGCAAAGCCTCCGATACAGTTGGAAACTGTTCGGTAAATATGGTCTTGCAAGAGTTTGCAATATCCATATGTTCTTTTTGTGTTCCATGTCCAGAACGGAGATCAATATAATGTACCCAAGAACGAACACTACCCGACATATAAATTCGTGTTGGTGTTGCTAGTGGAAGAACAAATCTAGCACATTCTTTTGCAATACCTTCTCTTAATAGTTCATTATATAAATCCATTCCTTCATTAAAATATTGTCTGATTCTTTCTTGTAAAAATTTAGTTTGCTTCTCTGGTATGTCATCAATACTATTCTGACGATTTTTTGTATCTTGTCTTCTTAAATCTGGTAAAGGTATATTTGCATCTAGTAAATTTGTATCTGCATATCTTTGACTAAATTCTTGAAAAGTGAAAGAACGATGTCTTAATATCTGTGCAGCAAGTCCTCTTGTAGTATTAATTTCAAGAGTCATAAATGCTTGTTCAAAAATTGACCAATGTTGATGTTTTATACAATATCTTAATAGACCTGCATAATTTTCATTATCCTGATTATTAGGATTACTCACACGAGCACAATATGCCATGTGCTTTTCAGCATCGGGTGATACACTTACTAGAGATACGTTCATTTAAATCCTTTTGATGTTTTTTCTTCAATCATTGCTAATTCATTTTTAGCAATTTTTAATTGTTCACGAATTAATTTATTTTGCTCTTCATCGTAAAGATAAGGTTGTTTAACTAATCTCTCAAGCATTTTAACTAATCTTTTTGCTCTGCTAATCTGGGTAGCCATCGTCGTCGTCTAAAATTTCATCATAATCTTGTGTGATTGTCGCTGGTGGACTTACATAAGAATCTACATCAGAAAAAACTTCTGCTTTTATATCATCAACCAATAATTCTAAGTTACGAACCATTAGTTTGAGTTTTGCTCTGTCCATAGTTTTATTGTTTCATTTACTATAGCACAAAAAAAGGAGGGATGCAACCCTCCTGTGTTTATTTTCCGTATAGGAACTGAACTTCAGCAGTTATGATTGTGAGAAAGATAGCAGATGCTACGCATATCTCTAGAGTTTCAATCACTTAAGACTTGTAAGTTCTTTTTCTTGTCTTACACCACGGTAAGTTAGATCGACCTTGTTAGTCTGCTTTGCTTTGTTCCTATCGGTGTCATATACGACACCACGGTATGTGACTTGTGCCATTTGGTTTCTCCTAAAGTAAGTGGACTTTGCACCTTTACCTCTTGCGAGGGATCCGTGTTTCCGTTCCTTCAGTCAGACTTTTGCGTCTCCCTAGGGAGATGAACGATCCGTTCCGAGTTGGCCTACTTGCGTCCAATGCTCCATGGTCTGCAATCTTGGTCTGGTACTTTGGTATAGAAGTAGTCAATAAGATACTCCTTAGCATCTTGGATGTGATTCTCATCGCTGAGTATCTCAATCCTTGCTTGGTTCCATTCTTCACATGACATTTCCCAATGAGTAGCGTCATGTTCAGCGAATAGAAGTACTAGTAGTGCTAGACTATGCATTTGGATGAACGTGTTAGAATACTAACATAACTATTTAGAAATGTCAAATAGTATTAACCACTACACAATGGCATCTTAATTATATCTTAATTTCCTGACAGATAAAAATCTGTTCCTCCTGCCTTACAAATCCTCTTCACTGTAGCGTCATAAATTGGTGGGTCTGTAAAGATTAATTCTCTTGCAAAATCAAATGCTTCTTTAAATCTACGAAACTTGAATACATCATCATAGACTTTTGTAGACACAAGAACTCCATCCTCTCTTTGATATCTCATGGTCTTCCATACAGTAGGTTCATCTAACCTCCTGTAGAATATGACCCACATACCTGTTGGATATGACTTCTCTGATTCTGCAATCATTTTTTCTTTTTACTTTTTGGTGCTTGTGCTTCTTTTGGATCTCTCCATAGTTTAGGGTTTACTATACCCTTTGATTGAACTAATGCTTTAACATTCTTATACTTATCATAGTAGTGATCAAAGATCTCTGATTGTTTATGACCCATGACAAGATCCCATTTCAACTCTTCCTTATCACCTACCTTGTATTGGATAAGGTATGCGTTGTATGGTAACTGTTCATTATTATCTTTGCTAGGATCACAGTTTTCCTTGAGGATATTTACCATTTGCATTAGCTTCTATTACCCCACTCGATTGAAGGGAATGCTTCTTCCACACATGCCTTGGTTATCTTCCAACGCTTACCAATCTTTCTATCCTTCATAAGAGTCAGCACTTCTGCTTCTCCTTTATGAAGACCTTCTAGTAATTGTATGAATAAAGTTTCTCTTCTAGTCTGTGAGACACTTGCACCACCCTTGAAGAAAAGATATAGTTTACGATACTCTTGTACAAGTCTCGTGTGTTCAGTTTCTTCTGGTGCATCGTTTGGTTTGTAAGGAACGGTTCCATCAGGGAGCATCGAGACGACACTCTCATCAAAGTTAGCGATCAAAACAGACCTCAACGCAGGAGTATTATATTCCTGTAATAATTTTATTTTCTGTGCTTTAGTTTTTGCGTTGCTTACTTTTTGTAGCACTTCATTTAGTAACAATTGCATAATTATTATTGTTCCGTATTAATATTTATTAGTCTTCTAAATCCTCTCTTTCCTCTAAAGGATCAGTGAACCTAACAGATAATAGTTCTTCGTTTAGAATGTATCCATTGGTGTCATACATTTCTGGGTGCATGGCATTTTCTTCTATCTCCTTTGCATAAAGTTGGTCATGTTTAACCTCGTTTGCTGTCCATCCTGCTAATACTCCTATCGCTAGGAAGATAAAGGATGTGGTTACTGACATAAAAATCATCATTGTTTCAGTCATTGTTCAACTCCGAACTAATTTTTTCCTGTTGCCACCTAAGTTCAAAGTTGAAGTAGACTTTTCTTTTTAGGAGGATAAACACTTTGTTTATAAGTATCCCTTTGCGGGTAGGTTCAATGGACTTCGGTTTCGCCCTCCTTAACATGAGTTCTATACCTTTATTTATTTTAATTTCTGTCATTAACCTTTACTAGATGTCACTAATCCTTTCTTAAGAAATAATTTAGCGGTCTCAATGAGTCCACCAATCAGTTCGTCATCTATGATGACCACAGGAAAACCACTTAGTTGCTGACCGTACTTTGATTTTAATTTAAGTTGACTATCAATTCCTAAGTCCGCCCACTTGACCTCAGTATATTCTACGTTCGCTCTCGCCATCAATTCTTTAGTCCTAGTGCACCAGATACATCCTTCATTGGTATAGATTATTATATCCATGAGTTTTTATTTTTATGTATAAAAAAAGAGGGTCTCTTTTTAAGACCCTCAGTATAGCATGATGTAGTTTTATTGTCAACCGATAGATGGAGCAGTTAAAGCAACCTCTGTAGACTCAGCAGATGCTAGGTCTAGTGGGAAGTTATGTGCATTTCTTTCATGCATTACTTCCATACCTAAGTTTGCTCTGTTTAGAACATCACCCCATGTTGGGACGATTTTTCCGTTAGCATCAACAACTGATTGGTTAAAGTTGAAACCATTCAAGTTGAATGCCATTGTGCAGATACCCATAGAGGTTAACCATACACATACAACAGGGAAAACTGCTAGGAAGAAGTGTAAACTTCTTGAGTTGTTGAATGAAGCATACTGGAAGATTAATCTACCAAAGTAACCGTGTGCAGCTACAATGTTGTATGTTTCTTCTTCTTGTCCGAACTTATAGCCGTAGTTTTGACTCTCTGTTTCTGTAGTTTCTCTGATTAGAGATGATGTAACTAAAGAACCGTGCATTGCACTGAAGAGACTACCACCGAACATACCTGCAACACCTGCCATGTGGAAAGGATGCATTAGTATGTTGTGCTCTGCTTGGAACACGAACATAAAGTTGAACGTACCTGAGATACCTAAAGGCATACCATCAGAGAAAGATCCCTGACCGAAAGGATACACTAAGAACACAGCAAATGCTGCAGATACTGGAGCACTATATGCTACACAGATCCAAGGTCTCATACCTAAACGGTATGATAGTTCCCACTGTCTGCCCATGTAAGCAGAAATTCCAATAAGGAAGTGGAAGATAACGAGTTGGTAAGGACCACCGTTATAAAGCCATTCATCTACTGTTGCTGCTTCCCATATAGGATAGAAGTGTAGACCGATAGCGTTGGATGAAGGTACAACAGCACCAGAAATGATGTTGTTACCATACATGAATGAACCAGCAACTGGTTCACGGATTCCGTCTATATCGACTGGAGGTGCTGCAATAAATGCAACGATAAAACATGCTGCTGCTGCCAACAAACATGGAATCATGAGTACACCAAACCAACCAACATATAAACGGTTGTTAGTTGAGGTAACCCATTCGCAAAACTCTGGCCAACCTTGCAGTAGACCGCCTTGCTTTCTTGAAAGAGTTGTCATTAGGACGTTGTAAGTAGGACTCCTAGGGTAGAAGTGAAACTTATTTCCAGTAATCCCTCACTACTGGATAAAAGACGTAATTTATCCTCCCTATAGGTCTTGGTTGAAGGGGAGCAGAATATGATCAAACGACCATCTTTCGTTATTTATATTAACAAATCTTTACACAAAAGTCAATAAGCATTAATACTTATTTAATATTTTTTTTAAAATCTTCTGAATCAACGTGTTTAAAAACACCCTTTGATTCATATTGTGGTAAATGTTTTTTAAGTTTT